CACATAAGGATGAACTAATAGGCAGAGTCAATCACTTGATGAAAGTTGTAAAAGAAAACGGCTTTACATCATATGAGAATGACATAGAGATAGTAGAATGAGTATAGAAGATGATATACATGATAAGTTGACTAAGGCTTATATGGAATATTTCAAGGCTAATGAGAAATTTGAAAGCCGTAATTCTGTACGCACACACAGAGAAGTAAGACGCTGGTTACGTGAAATCCGCACTCTTGCTAAATTGCGTATGGATGAAATACACATCAAGCACAACACAAGTCGTGTAACCAAAAAAGAAGGCACTGAGAGCTAGGCAACGGTATATAAGTTCATGCAGTGGACTTATAACGGTAAAGAAATAGACTCCATACCAGATGAGTATGAAGGGTTCGTATATCTTATTACCAATACCACAACTGGGCAAAAATATGTAGGCAAGAAATTAGCAAAATTCAAAACTACAAAGCCACCATTAAAAGGCAAAAAAAATAAAAGACGAGGCTACAAAGAAAGTGATTGGAGAGACTATTGGGGATCTTCAGATAGATTACAAGAGGATGTAGACAAGTTAGGCCCAAAAAACTTCACAAGAGAAATACTTTATTTCTGTAAAAGTAGAGCAGAAATGAGTTACATAGAGGCTAGAGAACAATTTGACCGCCGTGTGTTAGAGACGGATGATTATTACAACGGAATTATAAATGTTAGAGTTGGCGGTTCAGATAAGTTGCGTAAGGCATTACTAGAAAACAAATAGGCAAGTCAGGACACTGATGATCAGATATGATCCGCTTTGAGACTGCGTTATCACGCCGTCGGATACTAGCGAGTCCACCAGGCTGTATGCTACGAAAACCCTAAGCAATAGGAACGAAGCTAGGGATAACACTTTTAGTGTGATGTCGACGTAGGTTGGGAAAGGTCAGAGCCCAGTAGCATAGTCAAACACCTACTTCCGATCTCGGCTGTACGAACTCACATGAAGCTTGAGGTAGATGGAACCGCTAGTAGGTTCCGTCTGACTGAAACAATCTACATGAAACGTAAGTGCTTCGCACTTATTATTACACGAAGTTAGAGTTTGAGCGTAAGCGAAAACTAATTGCTACGAAGTAGCAATTTTACATGTTTCCAATCCAATGTGTACAATCATCACAAGGATCATCAAACTGATATACTTTCCAATCGTTTTTCAATGAAGATCCGGATCTCTTCCAAGTATATGCCCGTTTAATTGCGGACTATGTATTTTTTCTACACTTAGATCAGATCGATTATCTCTATCTGCTATAAATCTCAAGTACGTGTACGCTTGTTCTTCGTCTGGTATATTTGATTCGATATAATTGCCCTCAGAATCAACTATATGGTACTTGTATATCTTACCTGTCATAGTAGATTATTTACTATCATAAGTATCGAGATAAATATATTCATATTAAGGAATACCAATGCTTGTTAATGAAATATTATCTGAACAGGATTTTAAAGTTACCGGTGATGCTAAATCTGGTTGGAAAATAATAGGTCCTGGTGGTATAGTAGATACTGGAAAATATAGAGGCGAAGCAGAAAGAAAAGCAGATCGATTAAACAAAGCTTCTGCAAAAACAACTGCAAAGTCAACTACAAAGCCAGTTGATGATTTAAAATCAAAAGCAAACACGCCACAAGATGTTGATAGAACAAAAGGTGAAAAGGCCGCAGACAAATATCTTGACAAGAAAGGTGTTACTGACAAAACACCAAAAACAGGCGATACACCTAAAAAACCCTTACTCAATCCAGATGGTAAAATAATAAAAACAATGAAGGGCGTAAGAAACTTTGCTACTGCGGCATCAGGCGGTATTGTAGGAAGTCTAGTATTCATGTTTTTGACATATGATACTCTGAAAGCAGATTTGAGAACATTTGCCGCTGTGTACGAGCTCACAGGATGTAAACTAAGAGATCCAAGAATGAATAAAGCTCAAACTAGATTTGGTGATAGATTAACATCTAATGTAATGGCAACCTGTCTTGCTCTTGTAGCAACAGGTATGGCAATCAAAACAGTCAAAAAGATACTAATGGTTTTAAGAGCAGGTGCTTTGTTTGCAGGGCCAGCAGGTTGGATTGGATATTTGATTAGTTGGGTAGGTGCTGAAGCAGCCATATACGGCATGATTAAAATGCTAGAAGCAAAATGGTTTCATGCTGCGATATCAGATTATATGATGAATAACTTTTTCACAAAAAGACAAATAGTAAGACTAGCATCAGGATTTGGTATAATAGGACCAGATCATCCTTGCTATCAAAAATCAGTAGGTTTTATACGTAACGAAGCTGTCGGAGATGAAGATCAGAATATGGTGTTTGAAACTGTATCTAAAGCCGAAATAAAATCAGGCATAAAAGATATAATTGTAAATGATCCTAAAATGATGGCACTTATGAAAAAAGCCAAACGCAACAAAGAAAAAGGTATTAAAGCAGAGGTAACTTAGTCTTATTAACTGTTTCTATATTTTCTTTAATAATATTGTTGAGTATTTTTCTATCTTCTAATGAAATCTTAAACATCAAATCATCATATGTAAAACTACCACGCATGTACCAACCAATTCTATAAACGTCATCTTTGATTTGTTTGGTATCATTTTCCATATCAGCAGTTAGTCTGATGATATCAGATTCCTCGAGCGGAGCGATCTGGTTCCGAAAAAATTTGCGTAATCCATATCTAAGTTAGTTTTGAATTCATGACTACACTCTTCGTTTTGACATTTAGTATCAAAAGTGGGTAATTTCCAACGCTGTGTAAGATCCATTATAGTTTCTCTTACTTTGTTGTAAAATTCTACATCATTTTCAGAAACAAATTTATAAATTGTATCAGGGTCAGCTTCTTCGTTCTCGCCATCTGTAATTCTTTCTATATGAGAAAGAGCCACACGCAAATTTAGATTTGCACTTTGCAACATTAGGTCATTTTGCATAGCGTCTTTTTCTTTTTGTGGCAAATCCACTTTTTCTGCCTGCATGATTTGTCTTTGCAATGTGTAGTGTTCTGCACTAAAATCTGTTGTTTGTCTATACGTGATAGGGCTTAAATCAAAATGTAATGGTCCCATATCAAAAGAATGTTTTGTTTCATATTCATTTACTTTTTGTAATAAACCTTGCAGATTTACAGTTCCGTCATTTGCTGTGTTGCATTTTGGACAATTGGTTGTTATATCTAAATCTTCTCCATACGTGGCAATTCTTATGCTTAACAGTATGTAATCAATATCATAACCTATCAACTGCCAAGGATCGATAATATCAGGCAAGCAACTTTTCATTACTTGGTAAGTAGCTTCTCCACTGAATAAAGCATCTGGAGTTTTAAGCATAATTTCGTCCATAGCACTCATACCAAATACAGCCATAGATTTTACTTGTTTACAGACAGTGTCGTCGTAGTGAACACCTTCACTAGGCAAATCGATAAACAGCTTTGGTTGTCTTTTATGCTGTTCGAGAAAACTACTCATATTTTAACTCCGATAAATACATTATAGTTATATTTACAATAAGTAGTAATATAGGAGTATTATAATTGGCTGAGGTTACCGGACAACAAATAGATGCACTTACTAGTGCATTAGGAAAACTTGAATCTAGACTAAACTCAGGCGGTGGCGGCGGCGGAAACACACCTACAAATCAAGATGGCCCAGATGTTTCAAAATTAGGTGGTGCAATAAAGAGTGCTGGTACAAATTTCATTGGAGCCATGGCAACAGGTACGCAGTCACTTAGTGGAGTTGCAAAAGAAGCTGGTAAAATTATGAATGTACTTCCTGGATTAGGGGGTGCATTATCATCTTTAACTGTAGAAACAGTAAAATATTTAGAAAGAAGTCAAGCTAGTTTTAATGCATTAGCTAAATCAGGAGCAGGTTTTGAAGGAAACTTAGGTGAACTGAATAGGGCAGCCGCGGCAACAAGATTACCACTAGACCAATTTACAAAACTTGTAGGTTCAAATGCACAAAACTTAACTGCATTAGGCGGTGGTGTCAACGAAGGTGCTAGACGTTTTGCTGAATTAAGCAACGCAATGTTTCAAGAAGGTGCTATAGACGGCTTTATGGCTCTTGGTATGACACTTGAAGAGTCTAATGAATTTTTAATGGATTCAATCGCACTACAAAGACGTTCAGGTGTATTCCAAAAAATGACAGATGCTGAAAGAGTAAGATCTGCAGCAGAACTAGCTAAGTCATTTGATTCTCTTGCAAAACTTACAGGCAAGCAAGCAAAAGAAATGCAAAATGAAATTATGGAGCGTCAAAATGCAGGAGCAACCCAAGCTAGATTACGTTTATTAGAAAAGCAAGGTGTAGCAGGAGCTACTGACGCTTACAATGCCGCACAAAAAGGACTAGCAGGCGGACCGGCTGTAATGAGAAACTTAATGGACGACTTGGTGCAAACCGGTGTGCCAATGAGCAAAGCTACACAAGCATTTGCCGCCACAAACAAAGAAGCCTTTGCATTATTGAAACAGGCAGCTGAAGCAACAAAACGTGGTGATACAGCAGAAGCGGCTAGATTATCTGAGCAAGCTGCTGCAAAAGGTCTTGAATACGCAAACAGCGAACAAGGTTTAAGACTAGCAACTCTATCACAGGTAAGTGATATTGCTAAAGGCCAAGCAGACGCACTTGAAGAAGTTGGCAATACAATTGATGCACTTAATGAAAACGCGAAAAAAATGGCAGCATCAACAGGCACTCTTGCTACCACATCAGAGAGTTATGCAAACTTACTGCAAAAAATGACCGCACAGACAGAAAATCAAGTAGCCTTACAAGATAAAGGACAACAGGCACTTAAATTTGTTAATGAAGCTCAACAGGGAATAGCAAACAGTAGTAAAGTTGTTCGTGACGGTTTGGCAGGTCAGATAGAAACTAATGATACATTTACCAAAGCATTAGGTGACGCCGCTAAATCATTAGACAAAAATCTTGGTGCTGAACAATTAAATCATCTAGGTGAATTTTTTAATAAACTTGGTGCATATCAAACTGCTGCAGAAGAAGCAGAAAATACAACAGGCAATGCAAATGCAACTTCAAAAGAGGTTAGCGAGACACGTAGAAATGATGGTGATGTTGATATAACAGCTGAAACATCCAAAGGTATTATTGATAAAATTGTAGACTTTTTTACAGGAAGAGCAACAGGTGGTTCGATTTCGCCTAGTGGTTCTTATATTGTAGGTGAACGTGGGCCGGAAATTGTTACAGATTCTGTAGGTTCGGTTATGAATGCCGCTCAATCTGCTAATGCATTTGGTAGTGCCGCCCAGAATAGTGGCCAAGATGTAGCCAAACTTATCAATGCAATGGAAACCGCAAATGAACAATTGAGCACACTAATTGCCATAAATACTAGACAAGCTGTACTAGGTGACAAACAAGTCCGAGCAATAAAAGGTGCAGGTAACCTTATAAAGGGTATATAATATATGAGTTGGAAAAAATATTTTACTCCAGTAGATGCTACGAATAATGCGGATGGTGTGTACAGTGCAATGGGTGGACGTTCTAGTGCTGCAGGAGTAGGTCCTGCTAGATCTAACTATTCATCTTTTTTACCGGACGTATATGTTGGTTCGCCTAATCGCGTTGAAAGATACGGTCAATACAACACTATGGATATGGATTCAGAAGTCAATGCGGCTCTTGATATACTAGCAGAATTTTGTACACAACAAAGCAAAGAAAATGGCACTAATTTTACTTTTAATTTCCATAAAAATGCAACCAATTCAGAAATTAATATATTAGGACAGTATCTAAAACAATGGTGTAAAATGAACAAATTCGAAACACGTATGTTTAGAATTTTTCGTAATGTTTTCAAAATGGGTGATGCATTTTTTATGCGTGATCCAGAAACTAAAAAACTATATCACGTAGATCCTGCAAAAGTTACAAAGATAATTGTAAACGAGTCAGAAGGCAAAAAACCTGAACAGTATATTGTTAAAGATATTAATTTTAATTTTAGAGATCTAGTTGCAACTACTCCTTATACAACATCTGGTGATGCAACAGCACCAGGAAGTCAATATAATATTGGTGGCGCAAGAGGACAAGTTGGTAGCACAAGTCAGTCAAATTCTTCAAGGTTTAATAAAGAACAAGGTGAAATTGCAATTGATGCAGATCACATGATGCATTTAAGTTTGTCAGAAGGATTAGATAATAATGCTCCTTTTGGTAATTCGCTGTTAGAAAGTATTTTTAAAGTTTATAAACAAAAAGAATTGCTTGAAGATGCAATTATAATATATCGGGTGCAGAGAGCACCAGAACGTAGAGTATTCTACGTTGATGTGGGTAACATGCCATCACACCTTGCTATGCAATTTGTTGAACGTGTAAAGACGGAAATACATCAAAGGCGTATCCCATCGTCAACAGGCGGAGGCACAAATGTTATAGACAGTTCTTACAATCCGCTGTCAATCAACGAAGATTACTTTTTTCCACAAACTGCTGAAGGGCGAGGATCTAAAGTTGAAACACTTCCTGGAGGTACAAACCTAGGAGAAATTGATGACCTTAGATATTTTACTAATAAGCTCGTACGCGGTTTACGAATACCTTCCAGCTATCTCCCTACAGGCGCTGATGAAGGAAGCAATGCTTTTCAAGACGGAAGAGTTGGAACTGCTTATATACAAGAATTAAGATTCAACACATATTGTGAACGTTTACAAAATCTAATAATAGAAGATTTCAATCAAGAATTTAAAAGATACTTGTTAGAAAAAGGTGTAAACATTGATACTTCAATGTTTGATCTTAAATTTCTTCCGCCACAAAATTTTGCCGCTTACAGACAATCAGAACTTGATAACGCAAGAGTTCCGACATATCAACAAATGGCACAGATACCACATGTTTCAAATCGTTTTGCTATGAAGCGTTTCTTAGGAATGAGTGCAGAAGAAATAGCAGAAAACGAACGCATGTGGAGAGAAGAAAACGCAGAGAATATTCAGCCAATGCCAGATGATGCAGCCGCTGAAATGCGTAGTGTAGGAATTAATTCTGCAGGTATTAGTGCAGACATTGCAGGAGCAGAAGATATTGCCGCTGACGGCGCTGATCCTGAAGTAGGAGCAGATGATGCAGGACCTGATACAGCAACAGCTGATACAGCAGCTCCTGGAGCACCAGCACCGGCAACGGATCAAACGATATAAATAATACTATGATACTGAGAGAACTTTTTTATTACGATAGAGAAACTTTAGAACCTATAGAAGACAATAGGTATGATCCTCTTAGTGACGATAGCATCTTAGACATAGATGACACTAGAAAAACTAGATTAACACTTGACCAAATTAACCGAGCAAGGAAAGCAAGCGAACTACATATTAAAGAAAAGCAAGAAGAACTTGATTTCATTAGACAGATGTATGGAATAGCCGCACAGCAAGCCGCAGCCGGGATGTAAAACTTGGGAAAGATTGACAAGCATCAATACACAAAAGAAGAATGGCATCGTATTCGAGACGCAAGACGTCGCGAAAAAGCTATTAAGCGTGGTCTTAAACCTCCACCTGTTAAAAATGATCCCCATGCAGATGTGCCTAGGGCAAAACATCAATCGTTTGTTTTAGGAAATGGTACAAGCAGAGCAGATATTATACCAGACGAACTTATACCTCATGGAAAAATTTACGGTTGCAATGCTTTGTATAGGAGTTTTGTACCCGATTTTCTTATAGCTGTAGATGTCAAAATGGTTTTAGAAATAAACAAAGCCAAATACAATCATAAACATGCTGTTTGGACAAATCCAAATAAAGCCTATGCTAATATGAAAGAATTAAACTTTTTTAATCCTAGTAAAGGTTGGTCAAGTGGACCAACAGCATTATGGTTTGCAAGCGAACACGGATATGAAAAAATATTCATACTAGGTTTTGACTATAAAGGTTTGGAAGATGGTAAAAAATTTAATAACATATATGCAGACACTCCTAATTATAAAAAAAGTTTAGATGGAGCAACGTTCTATGGTAATTGGTTGCGCCAAACTAAACAAGTAATCAAAGAACACCCAAATACACAGTATATTCGTGTAAAACTGCCTGATAATTTGGAGCCAGATGAACTAAATATTTTTGAAAATTACAGGGCAATAACTGTTGATCAGTTTAAAAAACAGTTAAATCTTACCTAAATCTTGCAGGTGTAACAAAAACGGCCCGTTTTTGGCGTATTTCTACGCACTTTTTCTCCTATGTACTAAATACTATTGACAGCCTAGCCATAGGTACATTTAAAAACATATACAGGAGAATAAAATGGCAGATCGTAACAAGTTTGAAGAAATGCTTGAGCGCCTAGTCAATGAAGACAAAGCTGGTGCTGAAGAACTATTTCACGAAATTGTGGTTGAAAAATCACGTGATATTTATGAAGGACTACTAGAATCAGATCTAGAGGACGAAGTTGATGAAGCTACTGATGAAGAAGTAGATGAGACAAAAGACGAAGAAGTCGATGAAGCTACTGATGAAGAAGTAGATGAGACAAAAGACGAAGAAGTCGATGAAACCAAGGATGAAGAAGTCGACGAAACTAAAGACGAAGAAGTTGAAGAAGAGTTCGACCTTGACGAGTTTGAAGTAGCAGAAGAAGATCCTACAGATGACATGATGAAAGACATGGAAGCTGGCGATGATATGGACATGGATATGGACATGGATGACGAAGGCGGAGACAGCGATGAAGATATTGAAGATCGTGTAGTTGACCTTGAAGATGCTCTTGATGATCTAAAAGCAGAATTTGAAAAAATGATGTCAGATGAAGACGGAGACGAAGGTGACGATGAAGCTGGAGACGACATGGACATGGATGACGAAGGCGAAGATGATGCTGAAGAAGAGTCATTTGAGCTAGAAGCAACTGACGATGAAGTTGAAGAAGCATCAGACGAAGAGGTTGAAGAATCACCTAAGTCAGAAGCTGAACAAATGCGTGAATATGTTGAAAAAGTAAACGTATCACATAGCGACACAGCTGATAACAAAAAGTCACCAGTAGCTGGTAAGAACGATATGGGCGGCACAGCAAGTAATATTGCATCAGGAAGCTCAGATGAAAAAGGTCGTCCAGCACCAACTACTAAAGAAGATAACGCCGGGAATATAAACACTCCAGGCGCTAAAGCTGCCAAAGGCGGCGGCAAAGCACCTGCAGCGACAACTGCAGAGAAAGGCGCAGATAGCAAACCAGTTATCGGCGGCTAATAAGAAGTAAGGACTTGATGTATGCTTAACTTACGAGAGAATTTGTCATTCGACCAAGCAAATATTGTGCTTGAGAACGCCAATGAAGGGAAAGACTTGTATATGAAAGGAATTTGTATACAAGGCGGAGTACGCAATGCTAATCAGCGTGTGTATCCTGTAAATGAAATTGGTAGGGCTGTCAAAACTCTCAACGAACAAATTGCAGGAGGATATTCAGTTCTCGGCGAAGTTGATCATCCAGAAGGTTTGAACATTAACCTAGACCGTGTATGCCATATGGTTACAGAAATGTGGATGGATGGACCAAACGGTTATGGTAAACTGAAAATTCTACCAACCCCTATGGGACAATTAGTAAGGACAATGCTCGAAGCAGAGTGCAAACTAGGAGTTTCCAGTAGGGGCTCTGGTAACGTTACTGAAAGTAGCGGAGAAGTTTCAGATTTTGAGATTATCACCGTGGACGTAGTGGCACAGCCAAGCGCCCCTGGTGCTTACCCAACTCCTATCTACGAGCATTTGATGAATGCTCGCGGTGGCATGAAGGCATATGAATTAGCTCAGGCAACTAAAGAAGACACTAAGGCACAAAGATATCTAAAAGAATCGTTGGTTAATATAATCAACCGACTCCAATAGTAAGGAGATAATAAATGTTGGATGCACTAAAAACATTATTCGAAAATGACGTTGTTTCAGAAGAAGTTCGCCGTGACATCGAAGAAGCATGGAATGCAAAAGTTAAGGAAAACCGCTTAGAAGCTACCGCAGAGCTACGTGAAGAATTTGCTAAAAAGTATGAGCATGATAAAGAAACAATGGTTGAAGCCATTGATGCTATGATGACAGAAAAATTAGCAGAAGAAATTGCTGAGTTCCAGGAAGATCGCAAACAATTAGCCGAAGCTAAAGCAAAATATGCTGTCAAAATGCGTGAAAACTCAGATCTAATGAAGAAGTTTGTTGTAGAATCACTTGCAAAAGAGATAAACGAACTACATGCTGATCAAAAGCAGATGGCATCTAAGTTTACCATGCTTGAAGAATTCGTTGTCGAAGCACTTGCTAAAGAAATAGCAGAATTTAACGAAGATAAAAAGGATGTAGCTGAAACAAAAGTACGTTTAGTACGTGAAGCTAAGTCCCAATTCGCTAAAGTTAAAAAGAACTTTATCGAAAAGAGTGCTGCAAAAGTATCAACAATAGTAGAAAATACGCTCAAAGGTGAAATGACACAGTTGAAGGATGATATTGAAACAGCACGTAGAAATGATTTTGGACGCAAACTATTCGAAGCATTTGCAAACGAATATGCAAACAGCTATCTAAATGAAAAGTCAGAAGTTGCAAAACTTATGAAGGTTGTTGAACTAAAAGACAAGCAACTTTCAGAAGCTAAAAAGACAGTTGACGAAAAACAGACACTTGCTGAAAGCAAGGATGCTGAAATCAAGAAGATGGTTGCAGAATCAGAAAGAAAAGAGACAATTAACTCACTTATTGAGCCTTTAAACAAGACTCAACGTGAGATAATGACAGATTTACTGGAATCAGTTCAGACAAAGAAACTAAGTTCGGCGTTTGACAAGTATCTACCGGCAGTTATTGACGGAAAGAGTCCAGCCAAAAAGGCAGTAATTACAGAAGGCACAGAAGTAACAGGCAACAGAACAGAAACTAACGTTAGTAGTAAGGCAGACGAACAAAATGTCGTTGACATTAGACGTCTAGCTGGATTGAAATAAGGAGAAAGAAATGTCAGAACTACTAGAAAGTCGCTGGCAGGAGACAAAAGGCGCACTTCTTGAAGGCCTAAATGGCAACAAGAAAGCTGTGATGGCTTCAACACTAGAAAATACACGCAAGTATCTTTCTGAGGCTGCATCAACAGGTGCTACTGCTGCTGGTAACATAGCGACACTAAACCGTGTGATCCTTCCAGTGATCAGACGTGTGATGCCAACGGTTATCGCAAACGAAATCGTAGGTGTTCAGCCTATGACTGGTCCAGTAGGCCAGATTCATACACTTAGAGTACGTTATGCTGAAACAACAAATGATGCTTCAGCAGCAAACGTAGATACAACAGCTGGTGAAGAAGCACTATCACCATTCAAGGTTGCAGAAGCATATTCAGGTTCGCTAACAACAGCGAAAGCTGATGCTACTCCAGGTCTTGAAGGTTCAGGTGGTAGAAAGCTATCAATCCAGATCCTAAAGCAAACTGTAGAAGCTCGTTCACGTAAGCTACAAGCAAGATGGACATTTGAAGCCGCTCAGGATGCACAATCACAGCATGGTATTGATGTTGAAGCAGAAATTATGGCTGCTCTAGCACAAGAAATTACTGCTGAGATCGATCAGGAAATCCTACGTTCTCTACGTACACTAGCTGGTACAGCTAGTGAAACATACAACCAAGCAGCAGTATCAGGTACAGCTACATATGTAGGTGACGAGCATGCCGCTCTTGCTGTAT